TGATATATGTTTCTTTTTAAATGTAGAAGTTGCGTAAGATTCTTTACCTTTTTTTATACTATCAAAAGTATCTTTAGGGTTCCCTATCCTAAGACCTGTTTCCATCATAATACCTGTAATTAAAGCTTTTACATCAGGTTTATCACTATTATATTGAGTATCAAGTTCTGTATTTAATAAAGGCATCTGTTTTCTTAATGCTTTCATTCTATATTCTTTTTGCGAATCTTTTAGTTCTTTAATTTCTGGATGTGAATAACCCGGACCTTGAGATCTACTTAATCTACCAATCGCTTTATTTTTACCTTTATGTTGAAATTCAGCAAACGGATCATGGCTTATATGTAAATCATGTATCCCTGCGGGTACTAAACCACCTTTTTTACCTTCTCCAGTGAAGTGTTTATGAATATCATGATTATCTTCAGAATGAGCCAATCTAACACCTTTGTCTTTAAACTTAGGATCTAGAGAATCGTGACCATGAACATCTTTTAAGTTGAACATACCAACATACGGGGTTTTCTTTTCTTGTTCTCTTAATTCTGGATTAGGATTGTTACCTATCATTTTATCTTCAAATCCCGGTCTACACCAGTATGTTCGTCTAATGCCATCAGTACCAGTAATTTTAACAGGCACTAATCCTTGTTTAGTCCTTTCTGCATCAAATAACTCGCTTTTCTTGTTTTCAATAGTTTCAGCATGTGCTTTCTTATCTACTTCCCAACTTATGTTATTATCATCATCAAATTTTAAACCATTATCGTTTTCAGCTTTTAAGATATTTAACCAGCTCTTTAATACGTTATTAGACTTTTGAGTAAATGTAGAATGATATTGTTTAGCTCTTTTTAAAGCTCCTTCTTTATCAGATTGTTTTAGTTCACCTTCAACAACTAGATTGTCTAAGAAGTCTTTTATCTTGCCAATTCTTTCACCCCCACCTTTTTTATTAGGAACAATATTTAATGCGTCCATAATCTCTTTTCCAGATAATGGGGAAAGTTTTGAAGAACCCTCACCTTCAGCTGATACAGGATCTAATTTATCAATAGTGTCTTGAAATTCAACTATATGAGAAGTGTCGGCATTTATATCACCTTCTTTTCCTACTTCATGAGCAGTTGCTACATAATTAAGTTTATTTAAGTCATGTCTTAACTTCAGTTGTACTCTTCTATGGTCGCCTTCAGTTTTTGCAGTCTTTGCAGAAGTATGGTGTTGTACTAATTTTCTAACAGTATCTATCATATCAGAAGGTAGTCGTAAAGAATTAAGACTTTCTTCTACAATTTGTGCTCCAATCGATTCATAGTTATCAAAATTGCTATTATTAGCATTAGCTGTTGCAGGTTTACCTACATTGTGATATAAAATTCCTAGTCTAGTAGCTAAGTCTGGACTTTTTTTATCTTTAGTTATATGATGTTCTAATGATTTAAGTGTGTGATTCCAAACATCATAGTCATGCCCTTCTATATTTTGAACAAATCCAACCATTCTTTGTAAAGCTGGATCAATATATTTTAGCATATCATTATCTTTTAAGAATTTTAATCCAGATATTGGATTTTCAGAATATAATATTCTTCCAAATTCCATACCTATACGTTCTTTTGGAAGACTTGATAATAAATCTTTATGTTTTTGAATAGCTTGAGTCACAGAACTATGAGGTTTTAAGTTTAAATCACCAATAAATCTAGCTGCTCTTAACATTCTTAAAGGATCATCTTCAAATACCTTATCACTATCATCTTTTGGAGATCTTAAAACACCTTCTTTTAAATCTTTTCGTCCACCAAATGGATCTATAATCTCACCATCTGGTCTTTGAGCCATAGCATTTATTGTGAAATCTCTTCTTACTAGTTCAGCTCCTATATCTGTATCCATACTTACAATATCAATTAATTGATTCTTGCCTAAATTGGCAGTAAGTAAGTTAGGTAAATTTTTTCCACCTTGATAGAATTTCGTCTTAGAATTTTTTAGACTCGCTTCTATATCTTCTTTTGGTTGGAAAGTAATTACATCTATATCTTTTGGGGTTTTTCCTAATAATGAATCTCTAACTGAACCTCCAACTAAATAGACTGGTGTTTTTGAATCAAAGTCTTTTAACCAATCATTAACAAATTCAGGAACTTCAGGCTTGACATATACTGTACTAAGTCTTTCAAATGGAAGACCTTCTTTTGGATGAACAGTTTCAGAAACTTTTTTAGGAATTAATCCTTCTCTTCCTTGTTTTTCAAACCAAGTCATCTTATCTCCTAATCGTCTTCATGTTCCCAATCTTCTGGAATGGGGTCTCTTTCTTCTTCCCACTCATCTTCATCCTCTGCTTTTTTAGTATCATGATCAGTTCTCAATAACTCTCCTATATCTCTATGAGCAACATATTTACTCTTCTCTAAACTTTTCTCCATACCTTCTTCTTCATCTTCTTCTCCACCACCTTCTTGAATAGCAGCTTGCATTTCAGCCATTTCGGCTTGTTGTTTAGCCTGTTCAAGTTGTTGCTGTTGTTGTTCTAATTGCATTGCTTGTTGTTCACCTTGCATTCGTGCTTGTGGAACCATATCTCCACTAACTACAAACTCAAGTTCTTTCATATCTACTTCTTGTTTATCCTTAAGTTCGACACTAAAGCCCATTTGTGCTAATTGACTAGCAATTGCAACTTTCTGTTGAGTCTGAGCAATTATAGTTGCTTCAGCTTTTTCTTCAGGAGTAGGAAGTTCAAGTTTCCAATCTGTAATACCGAATGCTTTTAATAATTGTGGGAATACTTTGTCATGAAATAATCGTTGATCTGATTCAACTACTCTACTCATTACAGTTAGTTGTTGAGTAGTAGCGGATAATCCACCAAAAGCTTCAGGTGTACCTTGCCATGTTGGTGATACTCCCCACATAGAAGCAATTCTTTCTCTAATTTCTTGTTTAACTGGCATATAATCCATCTCTTGAAGAGTATGAAATAATCTTACCATATCAACTCGACCTCTATTGTTCCTAGATGATACTGCTACCATAGGAATAAAGTTTGGATCAAGTCTAGTTTGAGCTGCTATATGAGCTCGTTCTCTTCTTAAGCTTTCAGGATCATCAGTAGTTACCATGATCATAGAAGCTGGCATTTTTCTTTCAAAGAAATACCTATATAAGTTTTTATCCATACCAATTAAGGTAAGAGCTTTTTCAAATACTGTTAATATAGGCGACCAACCATAAGTTTCAGAAGGTGAAAATTTAGATAAATGTATAATTTCTGAATCAGTTAAGTACATATGTTGATTCCTGTGATAATATTTATACATCGCAGGGATTCTGTCATATCCTTTTTTAGATTTACCCGGTTCTTCAGCTACATCTGTTCTATCTAATGGACAGACAAAATGAGCATTTTTTGGTAATCCTGCAGCGTCTAAGTCAAATTCAACTAGAGCAGGATTTAATCTTCGAATTTCTTTTACTTTAGAACCTAGTTTTCCATTTGATAATTCTTCATACTCTTTAGCTAAATATAAAAATCCATCATCAATAGAGTTAACATCATAATGGAATTGTCTTAGAACTTCTTCTAAACTTTGATCAAATACGTTAGCATCAGTAAAAAATTTATTAAATCTAGTTAACTGACTTTTATCTGGATTTTTTACAGATGGTACAAGCTTTAGTCCTCGTCTAAATACTTCACCTGTAATATGTGTTAATGGACCTCTTATTTCTTGTACAGAAAAAGTAATAGTCTGTAAATCCATTACAAGTTGTTGGCGATATGCCATTTGATGTCGAACCCATGTATTAACTACATGATCCAACCCAATAGTAGGAGCTTGTCCACTATCTCCAGTCGATTTCATAAGCTGAAGCATGTTTATCTGCTCGTTCAAACTTGAAATAGTTTGAGCTACTTGAGGCACATCTGGAAGAAATTCTGATAATTTAGCCATATTTACTTATCCTCACTGATTTTTTCAACATCTGCCATGCCTGCTAGATTAATAATTGCCTGAATAGCTCTGTCTTTTATTGCATAATTCTCTGAGTATTGAGGTTTTTTTGGTTCCTCTTTATATTTTACTACATTTTCCTCTATTTTCGACAGTTTTTCTTGTAATTCTTGATTTTCTCGCTCTAATGCAAGTAAATCCTCATCATTTACATCATTATTACCTAATGAAGCATTTTCTAATACTCCAAGCCTAGTTGCCTCTTTAATTAAAGCAATGAAGGCTGCTTCTGTAATAATCTGTACTGCCTCGTTATCATCTGGAATATCATCTTCTACATCAAATTCTTTTAATGCTGCATTCCATGTATCTAAGATTCTCCAAGTATTAGTTGCATCATCTTTTAAAGCAACATACTGAATATCTCTATCTCTTAATAAACTTCCTATAGCCATTCTGACCTCCTTTGTCTATTCTAATTCTTTTAAGCTATGTGGCAAGCACTCCAACCACAACTTTTACAGGTTTTACAACCTGATTCCATTACTACTTGAGGAGAATCACAACACTCTGACTCCATAGCTTTAACTGGTGCTTCCATTGAGTCAAAAAAACTTAATTGCTCGTCTAATTCTTCCTCTTTTTTGTCTTCAGTCCCTTTAACCAGAACTTCTTTTTCTCTACTCCCTGCCCTATAAACAGTAATACCCTTACAACCCAATCTCCAAGCAGATAAGTAAGCCGACTCGACATCAGCGATGGATGCTTCATTAGGAAAATTAATTGTCTTTGAGATACCTGAATCACAATCTTCCTGAAAAGCTGACTGCATAGCAACGTGATCCTCTGCAGAAATTTCTGGAGCTGTAATGTATATTTCTTTAGCCCATGGTGGTACATCTTCTCTTGATTCTAAAGAACCTCCCTGAGATAAATGTTCCATTAAATCTTCTGAATAGAAGTCATGTGCTTTAGCATCTCTCTCAAAATATTTGTTTATATAATATAAAGTCTGTCCTTCTAGTATATTCGACTTCTTCCAAGCCAAAGCAAATGTTGGCTCAATTCCACTAGAAGTATCAGCTAGCATAGATATTGTTCCTGTAGGAGCAACAGTCAACCTACAAGAATTTCTATATTTTTCATCTTCTCCATAGTTACTTTTATCCCATGCAGGAAAAGTACCACGTTCTTTTGCTAATTTTATTGACTGTGCATCAGCTATTTTTCTAATAAAGGACATAATATCTTTACCTAATTTACGTCCCTCTATACTATTATACTTAATTTTCAGCTGAATTAGCAAATCTGCGAATCCCATAACACCTAAACCTATCTTTCTAGTAGCTTTAGTCATTTTCTCTATTTCTGGTGTCGCATACTTATTCGCATCAATTACATTATCTAAGAAATGGACTGATGTTTTTACAACCTTTTCTAGATTCTTCCAGTCTACATCATGATGATCTTCATGATAGAACTTAGCTAGGTTGATTGAACCTAAATTACATGATTCATTTCCTAATAATGGTTGTTCGCCACAAGGATTAGTTGCGATCATTTCACCATATTCTTCTATTACATTATTATCTTTGTTAACATTATCTAAAAATATCATTCCCGGCTCACCATTTCTCCAAGCCCCATAAATAATCTTGTTAAATACTTCTCTAGCATTTAATTGCCCAGTTATTTCATCATTTTTTGGATTTATTAAATTATAGTAAGCATTAGATTCTACTGCTTTCATAAAGTTAGAGTCTACCCCAACAGAAATATTAAAGTTATGTATGTCTCCTTCAACTTTTTTACATTCAATAAACTCAAGAATGTCAGGATGGTATACAGACATTACTGCCATATTTGCTCCATCTCTCTTTCCACCTTGAGTTATCATAGAAGAAACTCTTGAAAGTGTCTTTAACACTTGAATAGGTCCACAAGCAATTCCATGAGTAGTTTTTATCCGATCTCCTCTTGGTCGTAGCTTACTAAGTGCAAATCCTGTACCTCCACCAAACTTTTGAACCATAGCAATATCATGTGCTGCTTTCATAATGTCTTCCATACTATCTTCTAAAGGTAATACGAAACAAGCTGATAAAGTTCCTTGATCAGTACCTGCATTCATTAATGTTGGTGAATTAGGAATAAATTTTAATTCACTCATCATACTTGTAAAATCGATAGCTGTTAATGCTGCATTAGCATCCATTTGTCCATACTGCATATCAATCTTAGCTATAGCCTGCCCGACTCTTTTAAACATTTCTTCGGCAGTTTCAATAACTTCATTATCTTCATTTTTTAAATAATATCGACTCGTTGCGACTGTTTCGGCTTGCGGGGTTAATTGTGTCACCATTTTGTTCCTTCCTTATTATCCTCCTCTGTATCCACAATACAGACATAAATTTTTTTCCTTCACCCAAAAATTAGGCATACATACCATTTCATCACATGATGGGTTGGGTGCTTTTTGATTTTGTTCCTTATCTTTATTATACTCATTTCCTGTCCATTTTGACAGATCTGGAACTTTTGCTTCTTCTTTGATTGAATTCTTTTCTTCAGGGGACACTGCATCAAGCCAATCAGTAACACTTCCCAAACTTTCGTATCTATAGATAGTTGTTTCATAACATGCTTGTAATGCCATTGCAATCGAAAAGAATGCATCTCCATGTCCCATTGGGGTTTCAGGAGCTTTTAAGTCATTACTCACCGACAGAATTTGTCCTTTCTGTCTTTCATCTTTTATTAAATTTAAGTTACCGGAATGAACATACTCTTCAAAGATTTGTGCCATAGTTCTCTTACTCTTTTGTGAAAAAGTCATCGAATGCCATACAGTATCTAATCCTCTGTCTTCTAGCTCTCCTCTTGTATTATCTATATATCCTTTCTCTAAACTATAATTTTCAGCGACTTCATTCAAATATTGAATTTGATCTGAATAATTCCATCCATCTAACCATGATTGATGTACTTGTTCTATCTTTTCGCCTCTTCTTCTGAATATAACTAAATGAGATGGGTGTCGTTTTTTACCTACGTCAAACCCAGCAAATAGTTGATCTCCAGCTTCCATTTTAAATGTTTGATGTGCAGAAGCACTTCTTAAGTCTTCTGACTCACACTTAATTATATCATCTTCATTAAAATATGCTTCAGTTGCAAAATGAGGTTGTAGCAAAAACTCTGAAGCGAATGATTTTGGTCTTGCTTCTTGTTGTTGTAATAACCATTCCTCACTATATAACTCAGGCATTAACACTCTTCTAGTAGGTGTTGGGTCAAGAGCTGGTAATACTCTTGATTTAAATCTATCATCTTTCTGCAAGTTAGTTAATAAGTCTCCGGGCATCATTGGAGTACCTAATACAATTACTGGTACACCTTTCAAAGGAATAAACAAACTTTCTGTCATAAAATGATCTTCAACTTTTGTTATTTGTCCAGTATTTAAAGGATTTTCCGGATCACGCAATACGTCATCAGCAATTAATGCTCCATTAACATGCATACCTCTTTTGAAAGAGAATAATCCACCATGCATAATCTCCATTGGTTTCTTATTAATATAATATCTAAAAGAATAATCAGCTTTTGGTGATCTGTTATCCATTAAATCCATTAATACAGGATTCCTTGAAACAGTTTTATTTATTTCAGATAAATGATATCTAGCCATTCCATCACTATATGATAAATATAATACTGAACAATCTCTTTTAGCCTTCAAAAGTCTCCAAACACTGAAAGCATGTCCTAAAATTGTAGATTTAAAATGGAAACGTGGTAGTATTGCAACATAATTTTTACCTGTTTCTAAACATTCTTCGATATCATCTGCTAAAACCCCCACATGCCAAGCTCCAAAATATTCAGGATTATCAAAACTTTGTGACCAAATGTCTCTAAGAAATTCATAAAAGCTACCGACTTTATAACTAACATTACCAGTAGTTAATCCTTCTGCTAATTTACTGAAGGCATCTTGAAATGTTAAGGCTTCTTGTTGTTTTTTATTGGATGTCATCTCTCTCCTGTACCAGAGTTCTTAATTTACTAGCTACTCTGGTTAATACATCTTGATCTGATATTTCTTCAACTAATACATTAAGAACGTCTTGAACGAATTGTAAATTTACCAGACCCTCAATAGTTTTCCGTTCTCCTTGTATTCCTATGTCTAAAGCTTTAACTGCCTCAAAGGCTCTGTCAAATTCTAAATTTTCTAATTCAGAACTTGCTTTTTCTCTAACCCCTTGATACACATCTAGATGTTCAGTTTGAATTCTAGCAAGTCGTTGACTCTGTTTCTCTTTAACTATCTCTTTTGCTTTTGTTGACATAGCTGCATTTTCGCCTTTCCAATTATATTGTCTTGCCCAAGCATATATAGTTGGAGCTTTTACCTCTAGTTCAAATTGCGTATTAATAGAATCTGCAATTTCAGCTCCAGTCTTGTTTTCTAAATACAATTCTAAAGCGGCTAATTTTACTTCCTCTGGATAATTCTTAGGCATTATTTACCCTTCCATTTAGTACCATAAGCTGCAGTACCTGTAAATCCTTGGTCAGCACTTTGTGATTCAATACTACCACCATAAGGTGTTCCATTACCTTGCAATAATTTACTCATATCTATACGCCCTGTTTTATTAGACGCGGCATTAAAACATTCTGGAACTTTGTGTTTTAAGTTACTTGATCCTGTTATAGTTTTAAATCTTATACCTATTTCTTTCTTATTACATACACCTTTCCAAGATTCATCTTGTGTCCCAAGGGGTTCATAATGAGGATTTTCCAGTATAGTTGCTATTTTTCTACTAGCTCCTTCAGGAGATTCATTATGTATACAGGTGTAATAATCACACCATACAACTTTTGCGTACTTTTCTTTAAATTCTTCAACAGTCATACCTTTTGGTAGACTATCCTTTGGCTTGCTTTTCCTACCTTTTTTAGGTTTTTCATGATAATAAAAAGTAGGTTTATCATTTGATTTTCTGTAATTACTAGGAATTCCCATCTTTACTCTCCTTTATCCCATATAGTGCGATACATGCAGCATCAGCAAAATCTTGTTCTTCAAAAACGTCTCCCCATTTTTCAACTGCGAAAGCCATTATATTAGCCTTAGAACAATTGCCTTTACCAACGATTTCTTTTTTCCATTTCGTATTATCCACCAATTGACATGGTATTCTATATTTGTCGCAAGTAAGTTGTACTCCACCTACAACTCTAGCTATTTCAATTGTGGATTTTGGATTTTGTATGTAGATTGCAGCCTCTACAAAAGCTTTATCTATATTTATTTTACTTAATATATTGGAAAAATTATCAGCTATTTTAACAAATCTTATATCAAAATCCTCTTTCTGTTTATCTGTCTTAAATTGTGTTACAATTTCTTCCTTATCATTTAAGATTACTCCATGTATAGCTTTAGAAGAACAGTCTACTCCTAATATCATTTCTCACCCCCATATGTTCGTAGAGCTACTATCCTACTTATTGTATTATAAGCAGTAGTATAAGTATTTAATAATCCTGCGAGTTCTCTCACAGCTATTTCTTTTTCAATAATCTCTTTCCTTCGACTTTCAAGTCCCGGATATTTACTGAATACTTCACCTCTAATTTCTTCCTTTACAGGCTTCTTTTTACCTTCATTTTCTCTTTCTTGGTATAGAGTATACATAGCTTTAGAGTACCCTTCTTCAAATGCAGCTTCTAATGCGTTTCTTTCAGATTCTCTTCTAGAGATCTCAGTCTCTAGATATGCTTTATAGCTACTGTACATTACTAAGTATTCTTCTAATCTAGAATTATCTACATTATAAACATCAGAAAAAATTAAATCAGGTTTTTCTGATCTATCAATTGCTAACTCTGGAATCATTAATTCATTAATTGATTTCCTAGCTCTCCCCAATGCTTTTATTGGGGTCCATTTATCGTCTTCCATTATACCTCCTTACATTTACACCACTTATCACCTGTACATTTTTCAGGTATGGTTTGCATATCCATAATTTTAAGTAGTCTAGTTACTATGTTATTCCAAATTTCATCGTCAAGCTCTTGTAAAAATGCTTTTAGTTTCTGATCATTTTTGTTTTCATACAATACTATTCCATGTGTTACAGGTGTTAATTGACGATTATCGTTCCATAAATTCATGTAAGTATGTAATTGTAATATATGCTCTGGTTTAGCTTGTCTTAAGTTTTCAAAACCTCTAGTATTTATGGATTTTAATTCAACAGGCACTTGTCCATACTTCTCATGTCTAATAAGAAAGTCCATACGTCCTGAAATAGGTGGTAGAGTACTCTTCAAAGATATTTCTCTGCCTTCTAAAATACCCATATTTGAAAAGTATTTATTAACTCTATCTTCGAGAGAGCTACCATTGTCAAATATTCTACTTAAATTACCATCTATAGTAGAAGATTCTAATAATCCATTGTATGCCATAAAGACATATCTATCACAAGGATTAGAGACTAGAGATGGAAAAAATACTCCCTGTCTTGGCGGAGATTGTTTTTTCGTTAAATATGTATCAATAGCTTTTAATAGCCATCTATCTTGTTTTCCTCTAGGATCTAAGCTTGCTTTTCCAAGCTGTTTAATGCCTGCCATAATTCCTCCTTAATACCCTCTTTAGTTTTAGATCTGATATGAATAATATTGGTAACACCCATTTCGTGTAATTCAATATCTCTTTGTCTATCTTTTTTTCTTAAATGCCCCATTACCCCATCTGCTTCAATAACTGTATTAATTTCATCAATGAAAAAATCTACAGTATATTTACCAAATGGAGCTTGAGTTTCATACCTGAGTCCAGTTTGATCTAGAACTTCTGCTACTTTCATTTCTTGTTCAGTATAGTCTCTAGGAAATGTCATTTATAAGTCGCTCCTCTAACTCAGGTGTATCTATAAAGATTTGTTTGAGTCCATTCATACCTTGAGCTTTGACATCTTCATATGTATACCATGCTCCTGCCTTTTTGATGAATCCTTGTTCAATAGCTTCTCTTATGTAACTTTCTAGTATATCTATACCACCATCAACTCTGAAAGGAACTGCAGCAGCTTTCCAGTTTTGTCCACCTACTTTAGTCTTTCTAAG